ACCTAATGATGCCGCTAAAGCTATTCAAACATTACGTGATTTAAATGCCCGCCGTGCTGGCGACTATGTTGGGTCTATTGATCGCCGTCGTGCTAATTCAAAATTAGCTCCAGTAGAAATTAAATTGGAAGTACCTAAATTTGAACCACGGGTATTTACCAATGCCGACTATGCAGCATTGCCAAAAGGCACTGTATTTATTGACGATAAGGGTGTAAGAAGGAGAAAACCATAATGGCTAAAAACGCATGGGAAGACGCTCCGGTCGTTCAGGAAGAAGCACCACAAGTATCTACCTCAGTATTCCAACCAGCTGTTCCTTATTCTGGTGTGGCAGAGGCTGGTCGTGCTGTAGCGCAGGGTGCTACATTTGGCTTTGCTGATGAATTAGAAGCGGCATTGCGTACTGGCAGAATTAGTGGCCCTGAATATGAGAAGCTAAGAAACCAATTACGCGCTCAGCAAGGTCAGTTCGGTCAAGATTATCCCAACGTCAAAACGCCATTGGAATTGGCTGGTGGCATGATTGTGCCAATTGGTGGATTTCAGGCTGCAAAACGCGCTGAAACACCTACACAGACTTTATTAGCTGGCCAAGGTTTAGGTGGCCAAATGGCGCGTGGTGCTGGCGTAGGATATGCAACTGGTGCTTTAGCGGGCGCAGGTTATGCCACTAAAGATACTAGTGAGGAAGCTCTTAAAGGTGGTATTTTTGGAGGTGCATTAGGGTACGTAGTTCCAGTAACTATTAGGGGTGCTGGAACAATTATTCAAAATGTTCTAAATGCTTCAGGCATTGGCGACCAACCAGCTGCCGCTTCCAAGATTTTAGCTAACTATCTACAAAAAGATAATCTAACACCCAATGAAGCAATGGCTGCGTTAGATGAGTTGCGTCGCATCGGCGTTCCTAATGCAACAATAGCCGACCTTGGCGATAACTTACGTAGTTTGGCATACAGTGCTTATGCCGTTCCATCTAAGGCTAAAACAGGTACTCAGAATTTCTTAGAGAGTCGTTTAATTGACCAAAAAAATGATGTGGTTAAAGCATTAGCTGACAAAGCTGGCTTAGATATAAATGTCAATGGCTATGAAAGATTAAATAAGTTAATTGAAGATCAAGCATTGGCAGCAAAAACAGCTTATCCAGCTGCTTACAGTAAAGACGTTTTTGCCAAAGATTTCCGCAAATTTATGGATCGTGATCTATTTAAAAATGCGTACAAAGAAGCAGTTAAACGCGCTGATGCGCGTGGCGAAACTTTGCCACCATTAGACGTGCTATTAAGTGATCGTCGCGTTCCAACGGATGTAATGCACCAACTAAAAATTGGCCTTGATCGCATTGTTGAAAAAGAGACTAACGCAATTACTGGAGAAGTTAGCGGTTATGGAAATGACGTTTCAAGGGCAAGAAAAGAATTTAACGATTTAATAAAAACAAAAAATGATGCTTATCGCAAAGCCAATCTTGAATATGCTGATTCAGAAAAAATTCAAGACGCATTTCAAATGGGTCAAAAGTATCAAAAGCTAGACCCCAAAGAAGCTGCCGCAAAGATTAAAGCATTTAACCCTGCCGAAAAAGAATCCTTTCGCATGGGCATGATGGCTGACATTAATAACCGTGCTGGCGATTTTAAAGGTGGTGACTTTACTCGCCAAGTATTTAAAAGCGACAATCAAAAGGGATTAGTTAGATTGGCTTTTGAAGATCAAAACAAATACAACGAATTTTCACAATTTATTAAAGCAATTGATGAGCAAGGAAAAACTGCCAAAAAAGTTATTGGTGGCTCACCAACTGCCGAACGCTTAGCAACTCAGCAAAATGCAGGTGAGATTGCTCAAATAGCGCAAAACGCAGCGCGCGGTGATTTGCTTGGAACAACCAAAGCATTGGCCAGTACATTGTTCTCTAGAGCAAAAGGCATCAGCTCTGAATCTTCTGAAGCATTGCAGAAACGTTTATTTGCTACCAATACTGCTGAACAAAAAGCAATTCTTGCTGAACTTCAAAAAAGAACTCAGCGCCGTCCAGTTGGTCTGTTATCTGGCGCAGCTGCTACTGGTACCGCAACTGGAATATTAGGCGACTAAATTTTGAGAAGGATAGACCATTGATCCAATCACCATTCTTGCTACTGCAAAAACTGCTGCTGCCGCTATACGAAAAGGCTGCGAACTATATCGAGAGTACAAAGCACAAGGTATGGAGCTGGTGGACGTTTACGGCCAGGCCAAAGATGTTGTCGCCGATCTTAGCACGCATCTCGGTAGTTTTTTCAAATCGCATGAGGCTCTTGAAAAACATGTGTATGAGGAAGAATTAAAAGTTAAGAAAGCTCGTGATCCTGAATTGTCATTAAATCAGGAGGCTTTTAATCGCGTACTAGCAAAAAAAGAAATGCAGCGTCTTGAGACAGAACTGCGTGAGATGTTGGTTTACCAAGCGCCACCAGAATTAGGTGCTATTTGGTCAGAATTTGAAGTAATGCGAGATAAGGTTAAGGCAGAACGCGCTGAAATTCAGAAACAAGAGTTATTAAAACATCAGGCGGCAGCATGGCGACGGGCAAGTATAAAAAGAAAAATAGCCGAGCAGATGACGTCAATCGTGGCAGTGCTTTTTATAACATTGTGGTTCTTATGGCTAATGATTCTAATCAGGACGAGCGCAACATACCGTGGTCTTTACTCATCGCCGTCATCGTTTTGTGTTTTGTGTTAATCATTGCTTTACCCATTATGGGCGTGATGTACATGGATATGAATAACGCCACTATTGCAGCAATGGAAGAGATAAAGAAGATGCGTGACTTACGAGCAAAAATTTTACTTGAAAGAGAATAATGCTGACAATTTTTTCTACCCTTGTGTCTTTCTTGATGGGCGGCTTGCCTAAGATTCTCGACTTCTTCCAAGACAAGTCAGATAAATCACATGAACTAAAACTAGCTCAAATGCAGACAGACCGAGAGCTGCAACTAGCTGCTGCTGGTTTTGTAGCACAGCAACGCATTGAAGAGATAAAGCTAGATGAGATTAAGACTCAATCAGCATCAAATGAGAAAATATCTCTTGTGGATACTCAAAAAGCCGAAATGCAAGCTATTTATGCCCATGATTCGGCACTTTCTGAAGGTACATCGACATGGATAAAAGATTTACGCGCTAGTGTTCGCCCTGTCATTACGTATGGATTCTTCTTTCTATTGGTTGGAATTGATAGCGTACTGGCCTATAAAGGACTTACAAGCGGTACTGACTTTAATGTACTGGCCAATCAGTTATGGGATGACGAGACTCAAGCGTTATTCGCTTCGATTATTGCGTTTCATTTTGGTGGTCGCGCATTCGGAAAATGATAAGCGCCAAAGCACTTACGCTAATTAAACACCACGAAGGCGTAAAACTTAAACCGTATCGGTGCCCTGCATTTCTTTGGACAATCGGTGTTGGCCACGTAATTGATCCTAGTCATACGAAATTGTCGGTAGATGTTAGGAAATTCCTACCTTGTCCTACGGAATGGAATCGAATATTTACGATGGAGGAAGTCGATGCCATTCTTCAAAAAGACCTTAATCGTTTTGTTGCGGGAGTTCTGCGCTATTGCCCTAACGCTTCTAATAATCAAGGCTGGCTTGACGCTCTTGTGAGCTTTAGCTTTAACGTTGGGCTGGGCACGCTGCAACGATCAACGCTGCGCCAGATGCATAACCGTGGCGACTATGTTGGTGCTGCTGATGAGTTTCTAAAGTATTGTAAGGCGGGAGGAAAGATACTCAAAGGCTTAGAAAACCGTAGAAAAGATGAACGCGCTCTATATTTAACATAATTTTAATAATTGTATGGTATATAGCTTAAATGCCTAAAAAATCCATCCCCATCGACTGTATGCCCGCGTGTGTATCATGTGCTTTTTTTTCATGTGAGCCTAAAGACGATTTAGGTTTTTGTTTCCGATATCCTCCCACAATAATCGAAATGGAAGGCGGTTATGATAGCTGCTCACCAGTAACTGATAGAACTGATTGGTGTGGGGAGTTTGTGCGTAAGGTGAACTAATGGCCACTAAAATATCGGATGATGATTTTATTGCGACGTGGCGTCGACTGCAATCTGTCACCGATATGGCTAATGAAACAGGGATATCGGTGCGTGGCATAAATGCGCGGCGTCGCAAGTTAGAACAAAATCACAGCATTATTCTAAATTCATCTAGCTCACGCAGTCCTGATTTTAAAATATCCATACCTGAAAATGGCGTAAGAGTTAATTTTGAGCTTGATAGCGGAACAATCATGGTCGCTAGTGATTGTCACTACTGGCCTGGCATCATATCAACTGCGCATCGAGCGTTCGTCTTATTCGCAAAAGAGCTAAAACCAAAAGCGATTGTATTGAACGGCGACATATTTGATGGCGCATCAATTAGTCGTCATCCGCCTGGTGGCATGTGGGAAGCTACACCGTCAGTTAAGCAGGAGTTAGAAGCGTGTCAGGAGCGCTTATCCGAGATCGAGGCGGCATCGCTCAACTCAAAGCTGCATTGGACATGGGGTAATCACGATCAGCGCTTTAATGCCCGTCTGGCCGCTCAGGTAGGCGACGGATTTAAGGGAATTGTCGGTATGAACCTGACCGACCATTTCCCACGCTGGAAATTCTCAACGTCGGTTATGGTAAATAAAAGTTGCATGATTAAGCACCGATACCATAACGGCGTTCACGCGATTTATAACAATGCGCTTAAATCGGGTACGTCGATCGTCACGGGGCACTTGCATAGTCTTAAAGTAACACCGTGGACGGATTACACCGGCACGCGCTATGGCGTCGATACTGGCAGCCTGGCGGACGTCAACGGGCAGCAATTCAGTTACTCAGAAGATAACCCTAAGAACCACAGAAGCGGATTTGCCGTGCTTACATTCTATAATGGCAAGCTGTTGCCGCCGGAATTATGCGAAGTGTTAGATGAGGAAGAAGGCATTATTTATTTCCGTGGAAACGTCTTTAAAGTGTAAGAATCGTCGGATAAGATAGCTGTGTGGCCGTGGGGGCTGCATCTATCGGGAGATATTATGTCTATTGCAATCTTAGTAACAATTGATGTTGTTACCCTTGAAGACGATGAAGTTGAGTTTTTCTATGCTGAAGACGGCACGCTTTGCTACTACGACGAAGAGCAAGATGAAATCGTTGAGTGCGATGATGTTGATTACGACGACGCTGGCTACGCTTACTATTTCGATGAAGACTTGGAAGCATGGCTATACTTCGATGACGAAGTAGATGCTTGGGTTGAGTTTGATATCGCTGCTTAATTAATTTCTCATGCTGCCACTAACAGCATCTTAGCCCAGGCAACTAGCCTGGGCTTTTTTTTAATGATTGACGATTTGCTCAATACCTTGAGCGCAGCGCATACGAAACTCAGCCCATTTTTTCATATACTTTGGGTCTTCTGATGGAGGCACCCAATTATGATTTGCGCGCCAGCGGATAGTTACATCTGTAGTTGATGGCGTGTAAATGTAATGGTCACTTATGCTTATGTGATTATTCCTCTTCATTTTCTCTCCTATCTTCGTTTTTTCTTCGGGTTAAAACTGCTTTCTTTTTTATTAGCGCTACTTCTTCTTTACTGTAGAGAAATTCTTGTTTTACTTCTTCAGCCTTTGCTAGTATTTCTTTGCGCTCTCTGGCGTCGCGTAGCGCACAATAGCGTTGATGTAAACGATTTAAGTATGATGGTCTGCAATAGGATTCTATTTCAGTTTGAAGCAGTATAAATACCTGCTCCTCACTAAGAAATGCTAACGCTTTATTCATCTCAACCCAATTTGGTTTTTTCATTCTTGTTCCTTTAGATAATTCATCATCTCGGCATTCATCTTTGCTTGTGCCCATTTAGTCGGGCCAGATAGTTGCATTAGCGCCAGTGAGAACTGCACAAAGTTCTGTAACTTCTCTAGCTCTTGTTCATCTACTACGCCCTTCTTAATGCTTTCTATTACTTGATGTACACCTATGCGATTACCGTTGATGACTGCTTCCCAGTCGAAGTCAATCTTCTTTTGTTTTGGCATCAATAACCCACCCTAGATACACTTCTGCTTTTAAGTAATCTTCTTTTTCACTACCTTTGTGGTTTGCACGGGCTAAATACTTAAACACGTTGCCCTTGCAATACCCAATAAACTCTTCAGGAGTTAACTTTGCTCGTATAAAATCAATTGTTTCTATACATCCGTGGGTATAGTGATCTGGCTGGTTTATGTTATCCATTGTTCTTCTCCTTTAGCTTGGCTTCAATTGCGCTGATACACTCTTCATCCACCACCGCATGAAACAGTACAAAATCTGCCATCTCATCATCCGTCAGCCCCACCCATTCTTTCTTTGGTGGGGCTGTGTTTGAAAGTTGTGTCAGTGCATGGCGTAGTTGAGTAGCAAGCCATTCAGAAAATTCTTCTGCTGAAACCTCTGGTTCGTGTTCTAGAACATCATTAATTTGAAATGATTGAACCCCTATTGAAAAGAAAATATGATTATGTATAGTCCATACTTCCCACGCTACAGGTTTAGGTTCAGGCTGCGCTAGTCTTTGTGCGCGGTCAGCCCTTTCAATTGCGCTTTGCGTTAATTGAAGTTGTGCTTCATATAATTTTTTCCAGTCGGTCAAGTGTTTTTTTCCTTTAGCATTGCTTCGATGTCATGGGCATAA